GAGTGAGCAGCTACCATACCATGCAACTAACGGAGTAGATTGGGAGAGCGGTATTGGCACATTCACAACAGGCACTCCAAACACTATCGTCAGATCAACAATTTTAGAGTCAAGCAATGCTGATGCCGAGGTTGATTTTAGTGCTGGTGCTGACGTTGAGGTATTTGTTGAGTGGCCGGCTGTTATTGGTTCAGATGCCAACTTAGCTGACAGTGTGTTGCGTCCGGGCGGTAGACTTACTTTGGAGTCTGGTGTTGCTGTGACGACTACTGACCAATTAGCCAAGACGACATTATATTACACCCCTAGTGCATCCGATGTTATTCAGTTATGGAATGGAGGCTACTGGAAGCCATACAACTTTAGTGAGTTTAGTGTCGCATTAGGCACTGTAGTTGCGCTAAGGCCGTATGATGTTTTTTGTTACCTAAATGCAGGTGTTCCTGCACTAGAGCTAGTTGCATGGACAGATGACACGACAAGAGCCTCCGCCGTTAGCGTCATTGATGGTAGATATTGCAAGACATCAGATAAAGCTAGGTTGCTATTGGGTACAGTATTGCCAACAACTACCACAGAAATTGAAGATAGTTTATTGCATCGTGGAGTATCCAACCTATACAACAAAGAATATCGTTTGTTGAAAAAGGCAACAGGTGATGCCCAATCAACATACACAGCAACTGGTGTCAGAGCATGGGGTAATAACCCAAACACATATAAGGTGAGGTTTGTGTGTGTACTTGCCAATACTGGTGATGTCGCAATGAACATATCTAACTTTAAGAGCAGCTCTACCGGCGTGGGCGTGGGTCTTCTAATGGGGCACAATCAGTATACGAGCAATGTTAATTCAAATCCAGCCAATTCCTGTCAAATACTTACTTACAGAAATAGCTATGATTTTAGCCACGCTATATCCCTGAAATTTGTATTTAATCTAGGGGTGAACACACTGTATCTTTGCCAACGAAATGTAAGCTCTGGAGATATCACTTCTAATTGGACAAACATGTTTGCAGGAGTTGAGGCATGACGGAATTAATAGATTTCTTTAGTGTTGTCTCGTCAACTGGGATTAATAAAGTTGGAGAAAATTATGAGGCAACCTTTGAAAGCGATCCTAATAGGCTTGTTACTGCATTAGAACTCAGTGCCGCAAAAAAACTAAAACTGAAGGCGGATATAGACGATTTAACTGCGGCTAAGATAGCAGCAATATTCGGGTTAGAGTTAGAGCCAAAGTCCAGCGAATTGTTGATTAAACAGATCAATGCCAGCGCGCGCGTGTCGGATCTACAGCAAATTGTTATCAGCGGTGGGTCGCTATCAGTCGTGGAAACAGCGGAGCGTGATGCTATACAGGCAATTTGGAATAGAGTTAAAGAACTGAGAGCTTATGGAGCTGGGCTTGAAGTGACTGTAGCCAGTGCTGATCCTGACACTTTTGATATTAATGCCGGGTGGCCTGAGTAATGTACGGTGTTGGTGGATATGGCGAGAATGCTTATGGTGATGATTTCACCGTAGAAACGGGTGAAGCTACCTTATTACTAGCCCCAGCAAATACATCCTCCAGCGCCGAAACCATTGCACTGACACAAACACAACAGCTCGTTATTAGTGACGCGCAAAGTAATGCAACCGCAGAAAATACGCAAATAACTCAGCTACAGAATATAGCATTAGCTGATAGCGCGAGTGTTGCCATCGCTAGTGACGCAGCTATTACACAGACCCACGCGCTACAGCTGACTAATGCATATTCCAGCACAATTGCGCAAGCCATTGCGGTATCGGTCGGTTCAACGCATAGCGTATCGTTAGCCAGCCCGAACGCTGATACTCAATCAGCTAGCTTTGCACTTGAGCAATTACATAACGTCACCTTAGATGATGCTAATGCCGCCGCGAGCGCTGACAGCTTAGCGGTTATTGTTGGCTCAGTGCATCAATTGAGCTTTGCTGATAGTCACGCAACATCACAAGCAAGCGCACTCGCATTACAGCAGCAACATGACGTGCTAGTCACTGATCTAGCAGCCGCAGCAGTGGCTGATACATTAGCGATCATACAAACTCAATTATTGGGTTTTGCTGATGCAATAGCGAATAGTCATGCGGATGTTTTAATTGTCTCTCAGGGCGCAGTCATTAACTTGACGCTACTGGGCGCACAGTCTGCAGCGCATTCAGATGCAATTGCACTACAACAAACGCAATCACTACAAATCAGCGGTGCAGGTGCCAGCGCATTGGCTGAGCTATTAGCGATACAGCAGACCCAGAGCCTTATTTTATCTAACGCGGATGCTCAGGCCGTCGCTCAAGCAATTAATGCGCTGGGCTATGGCTTGGGGCAGATACTCAACCCAAGCATTTATTCAGTATCGGTACAGCGCGACACGCGCAGTATCACTCTCAATCGATCTATTAACGTATTACACTAAGGAAAATTATGAAAACCTTCCACAATGATATTTTTGATTCAGGCCTCAGCGTTATTAGCGCTGCCGCAGCAGCCACGACATTAAGATTGGTGCTGTGCTCACAAGCCCCATTAACCCTAGCAGATGCATCAACACTGTACGATGGTGCAGCGAATAAATACCGACTATCCGATGCGATTGCTGTTGCAAGTGGTGATGTTTCGATTGGGGATAAAGCCGGTGGTGGTCGTGAAGTCACGGTTGCAGCAAAAGCTGGTACCGCCGGGGCAACACTCGCAGCAGGTAGTGATTTGCATTATGCATTGTATGCAGATACGCGCTTACTCTATGTATCGGATGAAACCAGTGATCAAGCGATTACTTCAGGCAATCCAATTAACTTTCCTTCTTTCACCTTTGGTATGGGCGATCCGGTGTAAGCCATGAATAATGCTGAAATCGTCTATAACGGACGCGATAACCACATCGAGCTTCAGCTACGCGAAAACGGCGTTAATCTTGTTGATTATGCGCCGATCACTCGTGTGCTGGTAACGGTTGGCGCGACCGCAATTGATTCAGATATTAACCCTCAACTGTTGGATTGGTCGGGAGAATACTTGATTATTAAGGCTGGACTCGCTAGCTTATCCGCTGGAGCTCATACGGTGCGCATAGAAACATGGGACATTGATAATCCCAACGGCGTAGTCTGGACTGAATCACTACGTATTGTGGTTAGGCAATAATGGGCAATCCGCTAAAAATCGGCTTTGCCGTGCCATTTTATGAAGCGATCAGAGCCGCACAACGACGCGGAATTATCCTTCCTGACGTGTACTATGGCGAATTGCAAGGTTTGGCGCGCCAGCATGCCTTTAGTATTGCGGGCATTGCCTCGCTTGATCAACTGCAAATCGTGCGTAATTCCCTGTCAGCTTCATTGCAAAGAGGCACCTCATTTAATAAATGGAAAAAGGAAATATTAGAAAGCGGCGTGCTAGATCTGCCCGCTCACCGCCTCGACAATATCTTTCGCACCAATATCCAAAACAGCTATAACCGAGGGCGCTGGGAAAAAATGCAGCGCACCAAAGCGGCGCGGCCTTACCTGATGTACGATGCGATCAATGATAGCCGCGTAAGACCGTCGCATTTGGCGATGGATGGCATTATTAGGCCGCAAGACGATCCGTTTTGGACACAGCACGCACCGAGCAATGGGTATCGCTGTCGCTGCCGTTTAATCTCGCTATCTGAAAAGCAAGCCCAGCGTAGAAGCGGCAGCGGCAAAGGGTTAAATAAGTCAGTCACCGGTGAGATGCAGCCTGATAAGGGCTGGGATTATAATCCTGGTGCAGATCTGACTACGGGACTAGAAAAGGCGCTTGATAAAAAGCCAGTGTCTAAAATAAAGACTGAGCTTTTAACTAAGCTTGATGTGTCGAATGGCGATATCAGTCATTTAATGCCTAGCGCGCTATCGACCTTTAAAAATATCACTGTTAATGATATTAATGACGTGTTAAAACAAATACCAGAAGCAGAAGAAAGGCTGAAAAAAGTCCAGCACTTTACGCAGGCCAAGGGCATTAAGACGCTGATAATAAAGCAGTCTCAAATGAGCAGAAGGAATGCGGCATCAAGCGCATTAGAGCCGGAAGCGGCGGCTTATCTTGGTGACGAGTTCCAACGCTTTGGTAGATATAACTATATTTCTCAGCGCCCAGCCAGAACGGGCGGCTTTACTTCCGCAAGCTATAATCATGTTGTAATTAAAGGTAACGCTAAGATAAATTTGGTAAAGGCCGATAAAAAGGCATTGGCTGAGGATTTAAAACAGGCGGTTAGTCGCGCTATCAATAACGACAAAGCATGGTCTATAACAGATAGCACCAGCACTGATGCTGGAATTATATCGACGTGGGCGCATGAACTAGGGCATCAAGTGCATTATTGGGCGAAGTCCCCAAGCAGGCCTTTGGATGTGGCCGCTATTACAGAGTACGCAGACTATAACTATAAGGAATTCCACGCCGAGCACTTTGCGGCCTGGCTTTTTAATCGCGACGCATTGGCAGCGCATAATAGTAGCCTGGCATTATATTTTGATGATTTAATTGATACCGCCATCAATAGCACAACAAAAAGCACGCGTGCAGGAGCATAAAATGAACGAACAACTGGCACTTGATAAAGCAAAAGAAATATTGCGTCGCGATGATCAGCGAGAGCTGAGCGTAGAGGACGGTAAAGAGCTGTTGGCGCTGAGCCCGTTTATTAAAAGCAATAAATTCGGCGATATAGTATCAGCGTTTCATGCTGCCGCGCCGCTTGATGTCATCGTTAGCATGGAAAAAAATGCTTGAACTCGAACTCGACACCCGCGAAGTCACCAGCGCACTGCAGCAGCTGCAGAGGCAAACAAGCGATTTGCGCCAGCCCCTAGCGGAGATTGGGCAAACTATTGAGGATAATATAGCGCTGTTATTCCGTGATGCAGAATCACCCGAAGGCGAGCCGTGGGCTGATTTAAAGCACCGTATCGGTAAACCTCTGAACGATACTGGCAGATTAAAAAACAGCTTCACGCATAACGTTAGTGGGAATAGCGTCGAAATCGGTACCAATGTCGAGTACGCGATCACCCATCAAAAAGGCGCAAGCAAAGGACAGTATGCTACTGGTGTTCCCTGGGGGGATATTCCCACACGGCCTTTTATGCCAGCAGACAATTTACCGAGCGACTGGGAAGAAGATGTGTTGGATATTATCACCCGGCATATTGATGCAGCATTGCCTTAGTTTTTGAAACTCACGAGAATGCGTTTTAAGCGGCTTTTTTAGTTTAGCCTGCTCTTTGCACGTAAAATTCCCGCATGCGATTTTTAAAAGGGTGTTAAACGCCTTAGATTTGATTCCCTGCCCTTGTTCTCGTTTCCATTCTCCGGTGTGGGAACGATAACCGTCTTTGCGCTTGTTCCCAAGCTCCCGCTTTATTCTTGTTCCCAAGCTCCCGCTTTATTCTTGTTCCCAAGCTCCCGCTTGGGAATACATGAAGCAACAGCTCCCGCTGTGACTATGAGTAAGCAGAGCTTACCGGCATGTATTCCCAAATAGAATTTGGGAACAAGAAAAAATTTAATCCCCCGCCCTTATTCTCGTCCCCGTTCTACAGTGTGGGAACGATAACCGCCTTTGTGCGGTTTTTTTATGCCTAAAATTCTTTAAACCACATTAAAAGACGATGGCTAGAAATGTCTTTAATCTGGCTGCATGAAACGAAAATTCAATCACAAAAACATTATAGGGGTCGCATCATGTCTATTTGAACTCAACGGCCATGCGCCTACCGAAATTAAAGTTTTACCTTCAGGACGTTTTAAGGCTAAGGATGGCCGCCCTCATGGATTAGCTGGATGGAATCTGAGCGAACAATCAGCAAAAACAGTTATCGCTAGTGCTAACGCACAACAAGATAAATTCTTGATCGATTACGACCACCAAACTTTATACACCAAAGAAAATGGCCAGCCAGCACCGGCAGCCGCTTGGTTTAAAGCACTGGAATGGCGCAAAGATGGACTCTATGCGTTAGGCGTGGAATGGACTGAATCGGCAAAAACGGCTATTTCAGCCAACGAATACCGCTACATAAGTCCGGTCCTAAGCTACAACAAACAAACCGGTGAAGTGACCGGCTTATTAATGGCCGCATTGGTCAATTACCCCGCAATTGACGGCTTGACGGATTTAGCCGCTGCAAAATTTAACTTAACTCCCGAGGAAAGCATGAATCCTGAATTACTCAAATTATTAGGCTTGGCTGTTGATGCCGATGACGCCGCTGTTTTATCGGCTATTACTGCATTAAAGTCCGGCTCGGAACAGGTTGCCGCGTTGTCCGCGCAGATTAGCACCCTGAAAGCACAAGCACCTGATCCGGCTAAGTTCGTGCCGATTGATGCAATGAGCGCATTACAAACGCAAGTTGCCGCCTTATCTGCGCAGCTTAATGCAGATAGCGTCGGTAAATTAATTGAGCCTGCATTAGCAGACGGGCGATTATTGCCAGCACAGAAAGAATGGGCGGAGTCGCTAGGTAAATCCGATATTGCAGCACTCAGCGCTTACCTGGATAGCGCACAACCTATTGCAGCGTTAAAAGGTACGCAAACGGGCGGCAAAGCGCCAGAGGGTGATGCAGCTGTTGCACTGAATGATGATGACCTCGCAATCTGTAGTGCCATGGGTATCGACCCTGAAGAATACAAAAAAACCAAAGGAGCCGAATAATGGCCGCACTGACTCAAGACCGAAACACCGCGCAACGTGAAGGCGATATTATCAGCCAAGGCGTTGCGGCATCAACAAAGATCTATGCAGGCTCTTTAGTCTGCGTAAATGCAGCCGGTTATGCCGTACCCGGATCAGTCGCAACCACATTAAAAGCCGTAGGTCGCGCCGAAGAAATGGTGGACAACAGCACGGGCGCTGATGGTGATTTAGCGATCATTACGCGTAAAGGCGCTTTTCTGTTTGCTAATGCCGGTGATGTGACCATTGCGCATTTAGAAACCAACGTCTACATCAATGATGATCAGACCGTTTCCAGTGTCTCCACAGGAAAGTCGGTGGCGGGTAAATGTATCGCGGTCGATTCTGATGGCGTTTGGATTGAAATTAAATAAAGGGTAAGTACATGAAAAATAGCATTAAAGTTTTAATCGGTTTTGTAGTCGGGTGTGCGCTGTCGATGCTTGCTTTTCCAGTGAGTGCGGGCGTCACGATGGATATGGTCGATATGGGCACATTATCCACCGGCATGATGCCCTTTGCGATGGCAGGCATGATCGTTAATAAAAGCTCTATTTCCAGCATTTTTACCGGCCTTAAAACGGTCTTTAATAACGCTTTAAAAGCCCAAACTGGAACATGGCAACAAACCGCTATGGAAGTGCTATCGAATAGTAAATCCGAAGATTATGCCTGGCTAAGTCGTTTTCCGATGATGAAAAAATGGTTAGGTGATAAATCCATCAAATCATTAAAGGCGCAAAAGTACACAGCGGTTAATGAGGATTGGGAAACCACCGTTGCGGTCAGCCGTAATGATATTGAAGATGATAGTTTAGGGATCTACAACACTCAAGCGCACATGGCCGGTGATTCTGCCGCAGAGCTGCACGATATTATCCTGGATTATTTAAAAAATAATGCTTTTACTAATTTAGGAATTGATGGCCAATTTTTCTACGATACAGATCATGAAGTTAATGGCGCGTCCGTATCGAATAAACTGACCGCTGTATTAAGTGTCGCAACACCGGCAGCGTTAGCCGCTGGCTATGGGGCTGCACGTACAGCAATGATGGGGTTTACGGATGAAGAAGGCATGCCATTGCGTTTAAGACCCAACGTGCTGGAGGTGCCACCTGCATTAGAAGCTGTCGCGCTTAAATTACTGAATGCGGATAAATTAGAAGATGACAGCCCGAACCCATACCAAGGCACGGCAACGCTTATCGTTAATCCTGCTTTAACGTCTGATACCGCGTGGTTTTTACATGACACCAGCAAGGCTATTAAACCTTTTATTATTCAAATGCGGAAGCGCCCTGTCTTTGTCCAGCAAACCAGCATGGAAAATGATGATGTGTTTATGAAAGCTGAGTACAAGTTTGGCGCTGAAGCGCGAGCCACTGGAATCTATGGTTTCTGGCAGTTATCTGTCGGATCAACAGGCGTTTAATTTGAAATCATAATAATCGTAGGCTGGGTTACGCGGCCTTATCGCGTAACCCAGCACACAACAACATAGGATTATAAAAATGGCTGCAACAACTCCCAAAGAACCCAAAGAACCCAAAGAAACTAAGCAAGAAGCGGTTTTTAGCGTCACCACCAAGCGCGAAAACTTCCGTCGCTCAGGTCGTGCCTGGTCAGGTACGACGCTAGTAAAAGAAAGTGAGCTAACAGATGACCAATGGTCGCAACTTGGCGATGACGATACCTTTATTATTGAACCCGTTGACCCCAGCGCGGCTGAGTAATGTATTGCACTCAGCAGGACATGATTGACCGCTTCGGTGAAGATGAGTTAATTCAACGCACCGATCGAGCTAATATAGGTGTAATTGATAGCATTGTGCTGGATAGAGCCATTGCGGATGCTAGCGCTGAAATAGATAGCTATCTCAGCAAATACACCCTGCCTTTATCTGTTATCCCTGCGGTATTAGTGCGTGCCTGTTGCGATATGGCGCGGTTTTATATTTATGATGACATGGTGCCTGACGTGGTTGAGGCGCGTTATGCATCTTCACTGAAGTTTTTAACTCAAGTGGCAAAAGGCGTTATCAGTGTCGGCCCAGATGATACCGGCGCAAGCCCTGCCACAAATAACAGCGC